GGGACTTTCGTTGACCATCGCCGTAGTCTCAACAAATCCTCTTCCGCCCAAGCTTCAGGGTCTGTACAATCCGAAGCTTCCACTACTGCAGTGGCAAGTGGGCCGATGATCGGAGTGTTTCTATCACTTAAGTAATAGCTCCTCATCTTCTCAACCAGGCGTGTGGTTGGAAGGACAGTCTGTGGTAAGTTCACTGTTGTGTGGAGTTTCGCACATTGGCGTTTGATGTCACAGCACGAGTTGCAATCCCCGTACCAAACCTTCCTCGAATATAATCTTGAAAGGAATGTGACACCAATTTGGCCGTAGTAAATGACGTCAACCTTCATCTTGAGGTTCCAGTCTGCTGCCGTTTTCGCATGTACCGGCCCGTCTACATTAGGTGACAGGCCATCATCCCCACCGTATAAGCCAAGGCTATCAAAAGCCTCGCGGTGGGTGTAGTATCTACCGTTTATTATGGTATTGCGATAGGCGCAATAAGCGACGAAAGCATTGTCCACCGAGTTGAGTCCAGAGGTCTCAGGTGAACCAGATGCTCGTGAATAACCTTGGTTGTATTTAACTCCGAAGGTTGTCCAACACTTATTCCCGTATTGTGCTGAATGCAGCCGGATCAACTCCTCATGATATATGTCGTGAAACACATGGGTCATGAAGAGGATCTCAAAGGCACGCATCTTTTTGGATATCGTTCCATCGTACCGGGAATAGTCTGTCATTGCTAAATTGACTGATTTTTGCGCTAGGAATGCCACTCGTTCCGCTACTTCTCGCGGTTTCTTGCCAAAAGCATACCAGTCGTAGAGTTTTAACATCTTCGATAAGGTATACTGATAACATGAGTAATCAAGTTTGTCTTTTCCATTGATCGTTGAGATCATGCGCGGGTCATTAACCAAGCCATACGCTTCAGCTTTCACGAAAGACTGGATGATCCCTGCCTTCGCATCGCCTGTTATGGCTGCTTGGTCGAGAATCCTCCGTTGTGTCGGTCGGTCCTGCGTCGCGTAAACTTCGTCGAAGTCCACTGGTGATTTACCACTCGGAAATTCCGTCAGAAAATCATCGAGGTATTCCAAGTCGCGAGCTGTCATTGGCTCATCAGACAAGGTAGCCTGTAGATCTTCTACACGGGCCGTTGCTGCTTGTTGATCGTTACTTACGCATTTCGCCGGCGAGTAAGCGCCATCATAGACTGGGGACATATAGGGCGTCAGTGCCGGTTTCGCCTCAGGATCATACTCTGAGGGATTATACTGATATGTCCTTACACTCTGTGAAGCATTGAGGATGTAGGTCTTCTTATTGCCGGTTTCCATTCTCAATGCGGCTGTCACTAGCGGAGCGCTGTCCTTGTCAACGTCATACGATCTTACGGTTGGTATGGTGATTGGGAGTTTGCTCAGCTCAGCAACTCGTCTCAGGGTATCATATTGAGTGATGCCCATATCGACGTATGTCGGCGAGTTGACACGACCTAGGGAAATGCGTTGCGTTGGGCCAAGGATGTATAGCTTTACCAAATCCTCAATAACAGGATTCCAACGGGCCGTACGGTTATAGCCGAGATAAAATCTGGCTAACCAGGCCTTGACG